CCAGAGGACCGACCTTCAGGACATAACCAACCTGCGTGGAGATCTTGCTCTTCTCCTGAACCTCTTCAGGCAAGAAAACCCCGCCGGTCGTCTTGTCCTTGCCGCGATACGGCAGAATAAGGATCCTCCACCCCGTGGGGGCAGGCATCCGTTCCAATAGGCTTGCGCCGATCGCATCCGGATTTAGACGAGGTTTCTGGTTGGTGTAGACGTCCGCGAGGTTTGTCACCTCGCCCTGTGGCTCGTTCGCCACCATCTCCGCTATTGCGGCCGCTGCGGCGGATAAATCCACCTTTGCGCTTTCAGTCATCAGATAGCTCCTGTTTGTCTAGCAGGCCCTTGAGTTCCTGTTCCACGTGATTTAGGGCATCCAAATTACCCATGAGCTCACGATAGTGCTCCATGGACCGGATGTTGCCGTACACCATCGAGTCCGTAACGGCCTGACGGCGTTCCCGGATGATCCGAAACACCGCTTCAGCAAGATAAATGTCCATTGCTCCCCGCCTTGTGCGTCAGATCAAGCGCAACGTAACACGCTTGATATACGACTTACTAGGACATTCTGCATTTTTATGCGACAACCGGTGCCCGACCTCAAAACACGCCGCTGAACTTGTTGGCGCGCGGCGACGAGCTAAAGCGAGACGAAACCGCCCCGCCGCCCGCCATTTTCTTGGTCTTTTTCTTAGATTTACCCGCCGTACTTAAAGCAATAGCAACCGCCTGTTTCTGCGGATAGCCCTCGCTCCGGAGCTCACGGATGTTGCCGCTGACCGTCTTCTGAGACTTGCCCTTCTTCAACGGCATCTCAACAGCCCATGTGCATCGTGCCCTTGATGGCAGCACCCGTCCCACGCGTCTTGACCCTCGACATCTTGTCGCCAGCCATCGGCGCAGGCTTCAACTTGCCGACCACCTCCGGCTTCGGAGCGTTTTTTGGCGCCGAGCCGTCAACCATCACCTTGCGATTCTTCATTGTCCTTGCCCCCTCAATTTCAACAGCTCACGCTGCATTGCCGAGTCGATACGTTCCCGCGTCATGCGCTCTTGCGACGCCAAGCGCTGCTGGAATTGCGTCGAGCGCATCTGCTGGCCAGACTGGTCGAGCTGGATCTTCGCCATGTCGACCTGATTGTCCGCCTGCGCCTCCTGAGCCTTGAGCTGAAGCTCCTGCTCCTTGAGCTGAACAAGAGGATCCGGGGCCCCCGCGCCAGAAAGCTGACCAGACAGATCCTTGAGCTGCTGCATCCCCTGCGCAATAAGCTGAGCGGTGACCTTCTCGATCTCCAGCATCTCCGCCTCGCTCGCAGCCTGCATCCCCGCCTGCTGGCGGCTCTGCAAATACTGAACAGCCGCCTGCTCCTGCGCCGCAATGCGGACGTGCTCCAGAATGTGCTTCTGAAGCGCCAGCGCAATCGGAGGCATCGCACCAATCATCGGAGTCCCGCCAAAAATCATGTGCGCCACGATGTGCGCCTGATGATCCTGACCCTCAAAGGCCTTCAACGGCAACATATCCAGCGCGTTGATGTTCTCCTGCGCAGGGTCCAAGGGCCGCGGCTCGTCGACCGGCATCGCCTTCATAATCCGATCGACATCCGTGACGCCCAGCGCCTCGTACATGTCGCGGAAAACCTCGTGCATGTTGTGCATGTCAGGAGCCTGCGAAGCCAGCTGAAGCTTCGTCTGAGCCAAAACAATGCGCTGCGCTTGGCTGAAAACGTTCGGGTTGCTGACAGGAATGACGTCAACTCTGTCGTCAAAGTCCGTTGCCATCACCTTCTCATCACCACCGGCAATCGTGTACGGATACTCCTGCGGCAACGTCTCCGACATCAGCCGGGCCAAAATCTTGAACTCCTGACGCATCGCATAATGCAAGCGCTTGTGGACAGCGCTCATCACGCGCGTTCCCTGCTCCAACATCGCAATCGTCGTCCCAACCGCCGCCTGCTGGTTGCCGTCGCCAACCTTCAAATCCGTGATCGTCGCATAACGCTGCCCAGCCTGAACCACAAAGCCCAGAAGATTGAACAACGTCGCGTCCGGACCCTTGAACGGAAGCGGCATCAATGAGTCGCGGATCGAGCCCCCCGGAGCGTCAACATCCCGGAACTCGCCGGGCTGCAGCGGATCATCACTCTCCGAGATCCGTAGGCCGCGGGCCTTGAACCCTGCCGGGAGGTTCGACAGCGTGCCTGCGTCAATGAGCTGTCGAAGCGCCGCCGTCGCGGTACGGGATAGGCCCCCAATGGTGTGAATCAGACCCAAGCCATAGAACCCGAACCCCGGCAGGAACTTGTAATGCGTAAAGTACGCAATCTTGCGCTTCTTCTCGTCATCCTCGCGATAGTTGCGCCGGATCGCCAAAATCTGGCCGTTATCAAGCGAAAGCGTGACAATGTACGGAACACGAATCCCCGTCGGCTCGCCCTCCTCATCGGCATCCTCGTACCCCTCAAGGTCAAGGTCGACGTGGCACTCAAGCAACGTGCAATTATAATCAATGTTCGAAGGCGACGTGCCCCCGATCTTGTCCGTAACCTCCGAGATCTCCGTCAGCTCCTTCTGCGACGGAACAACCTCAACGTCGCGGTAGAACCCCGAAACCTGCAGCTTCCGCAGATCGTTCAACGACATCGTCACGACCTGCGTGATGTTCGGACACGTGTCCAAATCCGACGTGTTGTACGGAACAATGAGGTTTTCCGCAGGAACAAAACGGCTCACGATCCGGCCCATCGCCTCGTCGTAGTACGTCTTCTTGAACGTCGAGCCCGCCAGAGGAAGCACAAACAACATCTGGTCCATGTCGGGCGTGTATTCCTCCATCACGCTCGTGATGTAGTAATTCATAAACGTCTTGACCCGACGAGCCTGCTCCTGCTTCGCCCGAGACTCCTTGCCCATAATCGCAGTCTTCACAGGACCAGAAGGCGGCAAAAGCTCGTTGAACGCCTGAGCCTGAAACTGCGTCGCAGCCTCGGCCAGCAAAGGATGCGTCACGCCCGACGCACCACGGAACGGCTGCGTCCGCTCGTCATACGTAAACCCAAGAAGCTCCAACCCCTTCGAATACGTATCAGACCACTCCTGACGCGACTCGCTGTTCGAATCATACTCCGCCAACAATTCCGAAGAAATCCGACCAAGCTCGCGATCCGGCATCTCCTCCGCCAAGTTCGCGTAGAAGTCCTCGTTCTCGCCACGCTTGTCACCGGGCTCAAAGTCGATCTCAACCCCGCCATCCTCCATCGGCGTAATCTCAATCCCCCCAACGCCCTCGGCGTCAAGCATCATCTGAACACGGCCGTTCTCCAAAGAACCCGGAAGCGCAATCTCCATCTCGGCCGCCAAATCCTCCTCATCCATCTGAGAAGGAACGTTCCGATCCATCAGTCCGCCATTGCTCGCCATGGCCTCTCCTAATACTGCGTGGCAAAGTAGCCGCGCTCATTTCTCGGGAAGTATACATCAGGGCCGCCCTCAGGGCTACGCCAGTTATACTCCCACCCCGGACTTACCCGCTGACCCTCACGCTCCTGCGGCGTCCGAGCCATAATCCTATCAAGCTGCTTGAAAATCGCATCGTCAACCATCCGCGTCAACTCCTGCGGAGATGCCTCAATCCCAGCCTGCTTAAACAACGACAGGCCAACCGCGTTGTTCCGATCATCCATCGCCTTGTCCTTGCGGCCCTGATGGAAACCAAAAATCCCCTCGTTCACAGAACCCATGAACTGGGCCCCAGACTCCCCGTAACCCTTCGCCGCCAAAGCCGTCCCAAGCATGTGCGCACGCACATCCTCCAACTCCTGAGGCGTCGGCAAATCCATCCGATCCGAGGGCCGCGAATGACGCTGCTCGCCACCAATATCAATAACCTCGCGATTGCCCCCAGAGTCGTACTCCCCCGGATAACCGTACTCCAACATCAACCGCTCAGCAAAAGTCGCGGCCCCCGGATCGTAAAACTGATCCCGGCCCTCAAAATCCTGACGACCAGACTGCCGGATCATCGCCTGCTGCTCAGCATTCGTCGGAACAGGAAACGGAGGAGCCTCAGACAAACCAAGCTTGTCCGCAAACAAACCCAAAATTCCAGACTGCTCGTATTCTGGTTCCATCCCCGGGGCCCCTGCGCCTTAGTAGTACACACGCACCCTAACAGACTCCGACCGCTCTTCCCAGTCATCCGTTGGAAGCTGAACAAAATTCCCCTGACGATACCGCATGAGCGCCTGCGTCATACTATCAACCAAGTCGTCATGCTCCCCGTTCGGAAACGCCGCAACCTCCTCAATCATCTCGTCAGCCCACGACTCGTCAGGAGCCCATACCATCCCAGCCTCAAACAACGGACTCACCGAATGAACACGCGTCACCTTGTCGTTCCCACGACTCGGCGTAAAATTCACAACAGGTATCCCCATGTTCCGCAATTCATGCGTCAAGGGCATACCACTCGCCTTCGCCTCAACAATCACCGTGTCAGGCTCCCAAAACTTGTACTGCTCCAACGCCAAACCCTTCAGCTCCGGAAAATCCCAACGACCCTTCTTCAAATCCAACAAAATCAAATTCGGCTGACTACCGCCCTCGTTCGGATAAAATACCCCCCATGTCGTGATCGCAGAATAATCCGCCGTCTCACGCTTCGAAAACGCCGTGTCATAGCTCTGTATCACATACTGCAACTGCGGAACCTTCTCACGCTCCCAACGACGCCACCACTCGCGCTTGATGATCGCATTCTCCTCACCCGTCGGATTCTGCTGATACTGCGCATTCCACTTGCTCGGAGGAATCGAAGCCTTGACCGAAATCAAATCCTCTAAACCCCAAAACTCAGGCCAACACGGAGTCCCATCATCAAAAATAGCCGGTAGCTCAACAACCTCCCACTGGTCCGCCAACGGATCCGAAGCCATCCGCTTAATCAACTGACCCGTCAAATCCTTCTCAGACCACCGCGTCTGTACCAAAACAATGCTGCCACCCGGCTGCAAACGCTGCCGAGGGCCCCCAGTGTACCAATCATACGCATCGTCAAAACCATTCGCACTCATCGCCGTCTGCTCCGAATGCGGGTCGTCAATAATCACCAAATCACCACCACGACCAGCCAAGTTGCTCCCAACACCAACCGCGTAATACATCCCACCCTTGTTCGTGTCCCAACGACCACTCGCCTTCGAATCCGCAGCCAACTTCACATCCGGAAAAATCTCCCGGTACTCGTCACTCTCAATCAAATTCTTCGTCTTGCGGCCAAAGTTCACCGCCAACTCCGTCGTGTGCGTCGCCTGAATGATCTTCTTCTTCGGATCGCGGCCCATGAACCACGCAGGAAACAGGTAACTCGCAAACTCAGACTTCGTGTGACGAGGCGCCATGTTGATAATCAAACGCTTCAACTCACCACGCGCAACACGCTCCAACTTGTCCGCAATGACCTTGTGATGACGACCAGCAATGAAGTCCGGCCAAACCTTGCGGACAAAAGTTAGAAAATCATTACGGCACATCTCGTTCGCCTCAAGCTGGGCAAGACGAAGCTTGAGCTTTAGTTCACGCTCCGCGGCCGACGGGTCTATGGGTCTGGTCATGGGGGCCCCTGAAGAAAAATGTATGCGACTTTAAGCGCTAATATAGGACAGTTAGGAACGATACGAAATACTGTTGTATTGTTTGTCTGAAACATGGCCCAAGCCTTCGGCCGGTCGGGCCCCGGGGCGCGGCGGCCGGGCCGCGATTTCCGATCGCCGGTGGACGGCGGATTGACCCGATAGGCCGGGGCCCCGGGCGACATCGGGCGGCGCTGGATGCTGGCCACCGGGCGCCGATCGGCGGGCCGCGGATCCTGGGCCAGGGCGATCGGGCCGGGCGGCGCTGACATCGGGCGGCGCGGATCCCGGGCGGCGATCGAGCCGGTGGATCCCGGGCGGCGATCGGCGGCGCGCAAAAGGAAACCCCCGGCGCAAGGCCGGGGGTTCGGTGGTCGCGGCCCGCGGGCCGGTGTCAGGCGTCGAGCTGATCGAGCAGATCGAACGCGTCGGAGAACGCGTCGGCCGCCTCATCGGTCCGGCCGACGGCGACGAGCAGCATGGCGAACTCGATCTTGAACCGGATCCGGCCCGCCAGCGTCGGGCCATGGCCCCCGGCGGCGGCGACGTCGGCGGCGATCTGTGAGACGTCGGCCCGCATCAGTTGTCCCCCCGCTCGAGCTCAGCCACCATGTCAGCGGCGCGGCGCCGCATCTGATCGGCCGCCTCGCGATAGATCCCGGCCAAATCGTCGCGGATCCGGCGGATACGATAGCTCGAACCGTCGGCCGCGGCCGCCGCATCCATCGCCGCGCGGATGGCGCGCAGATCCTCAACGCTGACCTCGATCGAGACGGGCGCCTTTTCGGTTTCGGTGTAGCAGTAACGCATAGCTGTTTCTCCATGTTGCGTTGCCGGGCACGGCGCCCGGTGACTTAACCTTATGCGATGTTATGCGAGTAAGTCAACCGGCAACGGCGCACGGCCGGTGCGTCTCAATACGCTGGGCGCGGCCCGCGGGGCCCGGTTTCACTGGCGAAAACCAAAGGCCGCCCCGGAGGGCGGCCAGATAGGGCCGGAGAGGCGCAACGCGGGGCGCCTAGGGGGCAAGCGTGAAATCAGCGGCCGATCGGGCCGACCACGGGCCACGCTCTAACGCGGCAATCTCTGGCGCTGTCAGCGGATACGACCGGCCCGCACGGTCAACCCGCTCGCCGTCGACAACATAGGCAAGGCTCGATAGCGGGCCGCGGGGATCCCCGCACCACCACGCAGAAAACTTAGACCGGCGGCCGGGGATCCGGATCCCGTGGTAAACGTGCGTCGCTCGCATCGGTCAGGCCTCCGCCGCGTTGCGGAGCTGGCCACCGGCGCCTGCGATTTCCCAACGATCGCGGGGGCAGGTGTCGAAGTCCGAACCGTCAGGGAAAGTCACCCGTTGCACGTGGTCCCGCTGATAGAACCGGACACCGGAGCCCAGCACGCGGCACAGAGTATTGACCCGGTCGCGGGTGGTGACGGTGCCCCATCCGGCCAGCGTGACCCAGATCGAGCCATCGGCTTCACGCTGGGCGATCAGGTTGTCATGCAAGTAAACGGCGCGGCCATCGGTGCGGGTGCGGGCGGCGGATGCGGCGACACCGGCGGCGAAGGCGCGGGCGATCTTCAGGCTTTCTTTGCGCATAGCTGTTTCTCCATGTTGCGCGCGGCGGGTGGATCCCGTCGCTGGGGATAGGCTATGCGATATTATGCGATGCTGTCAACTGATACGAAAAGACCCGCCCCGGGATCCGGGACGGGCCAGCGATCGCGCGGCGATACGGTCAGGCGCGCTTAGGCATGGCGGCCAGCGTCGCGGCCTTGTCCTGCGTTATGTTGGCCAGCATGAACCCCAGCTCCGCCTTGTCCCGCGTCTCCGCACGCAGCGGCATCACAAGGGCGAACACGTCGTCGCGGCCTTCGAACGTGACGATCGACGGATT